GCGGCAGCTCGGTGTCGAGGGCCAGGCCCAGGGCCGGCGCCCACTGGTTCAGGTCGGCGCGGTAGAGATAGAGGGCCTGCGTCGTCCCCACGATCTCGATGCGCGCGCCGTCGGTGGGCGCGCGCCAGTAGACGCCGTCGGCCGCCGCCGTGGATCCCACCGGCGGGTCCCAGACCGTGGAGGGCTGGAACCCGTAGTCATAGGGATCATAGGTCCCGACGATCGAAATGGAGTTGGGCAGGGTCACGTCCACCGTGGCCCCGGCCTGGATGCGCAGGCGCTGGTTCTCCCCCGGCGTGATGTCCGCCGTGACGTCGATGTCCAGCATCGGCCCGCGGGCCTCGTGGATCTCCAGGACCAGCTCCTGCGCCGCCTCGAGGCCCACCTGCAGCTCGTCCGCCGTGGGATCGTCGCCCGGCGCGATGGCCTTCAGCAGACGCATGGCCTGCTTGAGGGCCGCGCGCACGGTGGACATCAGGGCGCCGGCGGGCCGCCGCCTTCCGCGCCCGTGTCTGACGTAACCGGGGTTTGGTCAGACGTGGACTTCGCCTTGCGGGTCCGCGTCGTCTTTACCGGCTCCGGGTCGGGCGCGGGATCCTCGAGGTCGATGTCCTCGGCCTCGAACGCGGGGTTGCGGGCGAGGGTGCGCGCATGCTCGAGATCCATGCCATCGGCGTCGACCCAGGCGCCGTGCGGAAATTCCCGCCCGAACACCTCGCAGACCTGGCCCTTGTGGCCGGCCGCCGCGAACTTGAGACGGCCCATCAGCCGGCCGCTCCCGACGCGCCCACGCCGCCGGGCTCGATGCCGGTCGTGGCGGCCGAGGCGGCCGGGGCGGCGAGAGCCGCCAGCTTGGCCTTCGCCGCGGCGGCGAGGCTGTTCAGGGCCGCGGCGCCCTTTTCGACCATGTAGTCGATCGCCGCATTGCCGTCGGCCACAGCTGTGGGCGCAAGCGCCGCGCCGACCACGGGGACAGAGCCCACGGCCGAGGTGATCAGCTTGTCGGCCGCCGTGGTGAGGTCGGTCTCGAACTGCGTCTCGGCCGAGGCGGAGATCGGCGCGGCCGGGAGCGTAGCGGCAACCTTGCCGGCAAGCGCCTTGAGATCGGCGTCGGCGCTGGCGGCGGCCTTGGCCAGCAGGGCCTTCAACGGATCACCGATATACTCGGAAAACCAGGACATGGGGGTGCCTTTCAGATCGCGGCCTCGACGCCGGCGGGAGGCGCCGGCGAGACCTTGGTGGACGCCTTGGCGATCGCCACGGCGGGGTGGGAGTGGCGCTTGAGTGCGAACCCGATCAGGGCCTCGGCCACGCCGTCTATCACGGGTGTGAACAGCCGGCCGACGCCGGGCGCGGCGATCGCCACGCCCACGTTGAGGCCAGCGACCGCCAGCTGCTCGCCCACGGGCTCGCTCGAGGGCGCCGCGCCGATCGCGGCGCCGCCGGCCTTGGCCAGGGCGCCGAGGCCGTTGGTGAGTTCGTTCATGATCGAATCCTCAGGAGATCTTGAGGTGGCCGGCGGCCGTGTCGGCCCCCGTCTGGATCGCCTTGTCGGCCACCGCATCGAGCGGCCCCGCCAGGATCCCCGCCCGGGCGTGGATCGCGGCCCTCGCGCCCCTCTCAGCCATCGCCACCAGCAGCGGCTCGAGGCGCGCGATCGCGGCGTCCCACTGTGCGGACTGGCCGCCGGCGCGCACCAGGCGCTCGACGGCCTGCAAGGGGTTCACCTTCGAGGGGTGCGCGGCGATGTAGCTCCACACCGCAGAGCCGACCGCCAGAAGGCCGCCGACGACGGCGAGCCACTGCTGCGGGGTGAACACCGCGGCGACCACGCCGCTGCTGCCCAGCGCCATGAGCACGGAGCGGGCGAGATCCAGGGTGCCCAGCTGGATCGGCCCGGGCGCCGCCGGGCCAGTGGAAACGTCAGACATGGATCGGCTCCTTCAGGGGTAGGACTTCCACGGCAGCTGGATGTGGCCGAAGTCGGGGAGGGTGACCCAGTCGCCGCCCCACTCGAACGGCACCCCGGTCTCGCGCGAGGCGGCGGCGAAGCCGTCCTCGATGGCGCCGTAGACGAGGCGCTGGCGCCCCGGCGCCCAGTCGATCTCGCCGTCCGGTTTCAGCGCGGCGAAGTCGATGGCCGCGGCCAGGCCGTGCGCGTCGGGCAGGTGGCGGGAGTGCATGGTCTCGCTGTGGCCGCTGGCCACGCACCCCCGCTCCTGCGCCGGCGTGCGGATCCCCTGGACCACCTCAAAGTGCGGGGCGTGGGCGAAGGCGCCGTGGACGAGCCGCACCAGGTCGGGTTCGACCTGAGCCAGGTGGCCGTGCGGGTCGGGCGTGGGGGGATTGGCAGTCATCGGTTGCGCTCCACGTCGCGCCGCGCATCGGCGTCCAGATGGTCGACCAGGCGCTCGAGGCGCGAGATCCGGTCGCCCTGCGTCGTCCGCACGTCCGCGATCTCGGCGCGGACCTCGGGCAGCTGGTCCTTGAGGGTGTGGATGTCGTCACGCATCCCAACCAGTTCGTTGCCGAACCAGGTCAGCAGAGCGACCACCAGGAGCACGAGCGCCGTGGTGGCCATCTGCAGCCAGTGGTCGGGCGTCCGCGGCCTGCGGACCACCTCTATCGACACGGCGCACGCCCCTCAGGGGTTCGTCGCGGTGGCGTCCTCGACATAGTATTCGATGTCGAGTTCCAGGGTCCCGGCGACGGCCGTCGCGGCGGCGGTGTGCACGGTGATGAGCACTTCGACGTCGGCGCCGGTGGTATTCTGCCAGAGGTAGCCGGTGGCAGTGTTCGTCGTGTCGACGGACGCCCCGGACGCGCGGCCGACCGTGGTCACCGCAGCCTTGAATAGCTGAGCGGTCCCCACGATCCCGACGTCGATCGCCAGGGTCGGCGAGCCGTTGCTGTCCAGCTGGCTCGCGGCCTTCAGGATCACGTTGGTGACGATCGCCTGGCGGGGGAGATACCCTACGGCGATCGTGTCGTTCGCCGCCCAGGTCGAGATCGAGCCGCTGATCGCATGCAGCGAGGTGTGCATGCGGCTCAGGCCGTGGCCGGACGAAGACCCGACCTTCGAGTTGAAAAGGGCAGTGGTGTAGGCGGTCGACATGGCGATCCGCTCCTTTCAGGAAAGGGTGGGGAGGATGGCCGGCGACGCGAAGGCCGCCGGCCGCTCAGTCAGGGGGTCAGCTGTCGGCCGAGGCCGCGGCGAAGCCGTTGAAGCTCAGCTTCTTGACGCCCAGGAGCTCCTCGATGGCGACGCCGGGCCTGAACCCGTAGTCCTTGATCATGTCGGTGCGCGGCGTCGGCTCCTGGCCCCAGGCCAAGCCCACGGCGCCGCCGCCGCACAGGAACATCGGGCGCACGTCCCCGCTCGAGCCGCCCACACCGGTGAAGGCCGTGCCGCCGTTGGGGTTGGCGATCCCGATGCAGTAGTTGTCGATCTCCGGGATCTCCCGGATGATCACGCCGTCCCACAACAGGTCGCCGTCCTGGAAGATCGGGTTCTTCTCCATGCCCATGCCCTCGCGGGCTCGGGCGTTGGAGTTGGCGTTGACGATGTTGGTGTCGGCCTTCAGGTCACGGAAGGTCCGCGAGCCGCTGAACAGCACATAGTATTCCCGCCCGTCGCCGTCTTCGACGCGATAGGGCCGGATGTGCGGGTCGGCCTGCTTGGCAATCCGCTTCGCCTTGGACACCATGCCCGAGGACGCGATCTGGCTGGTCGCGATATTGCCCATCGCGGTCGCGAAGGTCGCCGAGTAGTTCGAGACGTTCGAACCGAACAGCACCCTGTCGACGTTGTTGGCGCACCAGGTGTTCTGCTGGGCCACGGTCGCGGCGTCATAGTAGGCGATGGTGCCCGCGGTATCGGTCACCACCATGCACAGCGCCTTGATGATGTCGTCGCGCAGCTTCTCGCTCTCCCACACCATCAGGGCATCCTTCGCGGCATCCCAGAGGTTCACCTCGGTGCGGAAGGTGGTGGACTTGGGCAGGCGGACGGCGTTGCGCCGCCAGTCGATGGTAATGGGGCAGTTGAAGTTGGTGAGTTCTTCTTCCGCGCCATCCAGCACGCTCGCGCCGGTGACGCCGGCGGACTTCAGCCGGCCGATGAAGGGGATGTTGATGGTGCGGAAGGCCTCGTCCTCGCGCTGGAACTTGGTGAGGATGATCCCGCCCTTGTTGATGTCGGCGTTCGACATGTAGGGCATGAAGCGCGAGGTCCGGACGTACTCCTGGAAGTACTTGGTGATCCAGATCTGACGCTCGAGCGCGGTGGAGAGAATGGTTTCGGCCATGGCCGGGAGCTCCTAGGGGTTCGTGCGCCGCCGGGAGTCCCGTGCGGGGCGGTTAACGACGGTGGTTTCCGATGGTCGAGGCGAAGGCGGCGCCCGGCCCGACCGCGATCTCCGCCTGAGCGCCGCCGCCCGCGTTCGGGGCGTTGGCGAGCGACCTGGGCGGAGGCGGAGGGCTGAGGGCCGGTTGCTGCGCAGGCGCTGGCTGGCCGGCGGGCGCCGGAGCGCCCCCCGCCGCCTGGGCGGCCCGTGAGGCCTTCCACGCCTTGTAGTCGTCGAGGTCGTCAGGGCTGACGGCCTGGAGCAGCTGCTCCTGGCGCCACGCCTTGATCGCGTCCCCGTAGGGGTCTCTGGACTGATGCATCCGCGCGTTGAACGCCGGGTCCGCATCGCACTTGGCCACCGCCCACTCATGCGCCTGGGCCACCACCTCGGGCGTGTGCGCCTGCTCGGCGAACCGCCTCGAGATGTCGAAGGCCTGCTGGCGAAGCGCCGCTTCGATCCGTTGGGCTTCCGTGGGAGGCGCCGGGGGAGCAACACGCGCCTGAAGCTCCTGGGCGCGCCTCTCGGCGGCCTGGCGCTTCTCGCGCTCCTCGAGGAGGGCCGTGATCGGGATGTGGCCCGGCTCGGGCGGCGCCGCCGGCGGCGCTGCAGGGGCCGGAGCCGCCGTAGCGGCTGCTGGTGGCGCTGCCGGAGCCGCGGGAGCCGGTTGCGCCGGAGCGCCGCCGTCCTGAGCCCGCGGCGCAAAACGGCCGTCAGCGCCCCGCGCAGGGCCTTCGGAGCCCTGAGGCGCGGGAGCAGCTGCCGGGGCCTCGCCCTCAGGCGCAGCCGTGGAGTCGGCCTCGCTGATCAGCGAGGCGAGTGCGTCATCGTCCATGAGATTCCCTCGCCCGTACAGCGGCGGCCTGGTTCGCCCGGGGCGGATGCCCTCCCGGCGGCGGAGATCAGCTCACGGGGCTGATGGCCCGGTCCCTCGCGGGCGCCCGTCGGTCGCAAGACCACCCGGCGGCGGGTCGGTAAGGTTAGAGCTTGTGCGTGCCCTCGACGCCGCGAGCTTCACGACCGCGCGTGCGCTCGCGAAGCCAGCGCATCGCGTCTTCGACGGCGGCCAGCGCGCGGCCGTTTTCGTGGCAGGCAAAAGACCCCGCCTGAAATGCCCGCAGGCGGTCGGCGAGGATCGCCAAGAGCACCTCGTGTGTGAGGCCGTTGACGCCCGCCTCGGCGATCGGCCCGTTCTGGAACCGGATGTCCCAGACGCCTTTCGCGGCCGATCCGTCAGGAGATCGCGTCCACTCCGGCAGCGTCACCATGTACCAGTGCTGGGCGCCGCCCGACCCTGGCGGGTCGAGCACGCTGACCTTGATGAGGTCGTTGGCGGGATTGACCTTGTGCTCGGTGAGCTCGCGATAGGTCTCCACGGGCGCAGAAGTCGGCTGCGGCCCGGGTGCCTTATCGGGAACGGCGTGTAAGTTCGGCGCGCCCGCGCCCGAGGCGACGGCCTTCTGGTAGGGCATCCAGCACCAGGTGCGCGCCGAGCCGGCGTACTCGCCGTCCCAATACGCCACGCTGGTCTCGAAGTAGCCCGGCGCAGCATCCGGCAAGACCTGCAGGTTGACGCAGCTGTTGCTCCACACGCGTGTGATCAGAGCGGGAACCTGGTCGGCCTCGCCGATCTGGCGGAACAGCACGACGCGACCCACGGTCGGGGTGATGGGGTTGTCCATTCAGGGTCCTTGGCTTCGCCGGCGGACCGGCTAGGGAGCGCCCGGGACGGGCGTTGGAGGTTGCGCGCCGGCGTCAGGCGAGCCGGCGGCCGGGGCTTGCTGCTGGGCAGCCGCGGCCATCTGCTGTTGCGCCACGGCCTGGGCCTGGTCGGCGTTCGCCTGCCCGACGCCCGCCTCGAAGCCGGCGGCCGCGTGCTCGGCGTGCACGGCGTGCGCCTCGCTGAGGGCGTTGAGCATCTTCGCCGTGCCCTCCGCCGTGTTCCGCTGGGTCTCCGACTTCGTCTTCTCGATCTGGGCGACGGCATGCGCCTGGCCCAGCTGCTGCTTCTGGGCCTCGGCCGCCTGCTGCGCCTGGCTGGCCTCGTCGATCGTGTCGATCACGCTGCGTTTGTGCTGGATCGGCGAGAGCAGGATCAGCTGCTTGAGGCTCACCTGCTGCTGGTAGACCGGCGAGAGCTTCACGAGATCCAGGATCTCGGAGAAGGCCTCCGCCTGCAGGTTGCCCACGTCCTGCTGCGCGTCGATCTCGATGTCGACGTCCATCTCCGCGACGGCGTTCTTGTAGCCGAGGACCTCGCCCGTCGCGGGGTGGGCGATCGGCATGTTCAGCCCGACGAACTTGGGGCTGTTCTCGTCGTCCGTGACGCGGATGAACTGAGGCGCGCGCCAGAACTGCTTCGCGCGGCCCCAGCACTGGCGATAGACGCGCAGCTCGAAGTCCTCGAGCGCGCCGTAGAGGTTGGCCAGCTCCACCAGGCCGGACTGCTGGCGGGCCAGCAACGCGCGCCCGCTGGCGTCCTGCTCGTTGCGGCCCAGGATCGCCGGGTTGGGGCCCATCCGCTCGATCTCGGACTTGGCCTCGGCCATGAGCTCCATGTTGCCCTGGAACTCGGCCGCGTTGGGGCTGATGCCCCAGCCGAGCGGCAGGACGCCGTCGGGGCGCGCAGCCTCCCGGCGCACGACGTCGGCGTCCACGTTGATCGCCTGCGGATCCTTGGCCTCCACGCGTGCGACGCTCAGCAGGTGCAGGCTCTTGGACCGCCGCTTGTTCACCTCGTCCTGCGGGCCGATCATGTCCCAGGCTGCGCCATAGCGGCCGTTGTCCCTGCGGACGTAGGCGCTCATGGCCTCGATCGGACAGTCGGGACGCCCCTTGTGGTCGTTGTAGGGGCTGGGCCCGTGCTCGAGCACGTTCGTGCCGGTGAACACCGAGCGGCTCCAGCTTCCCGCCTCGCGCCAGTACATCTCCACCACCAGGAGGCGGCGCAGCCGGGGATCCACCCAGGCGCCGCCCGTGCCGGGTCCCTGCAGCGGGCGATCCTGGAAGCTCTCGTCCGGGATCATCATGCCCGCGCCGCCGGCGGCCTGGACGCTCGCCTCGATCTGCGCCGCCATGGCCGGGTACATGCCGGCGACGTCGTCGGCGTACATCCATTTGGCTATGCCCAGATAGCGCGCGTCCTTGAAGTCCTGCCGCCTGGCGCGCGGGTCGTAGAAGAACTCCTCCCACCGGATCTGGGTGATCGTGACCTGGTGATCGTCGTCCACGCCGATCAGGGCCGCGCCCGTCCCAGGGACAAGCATGTCGCGGAACACGTCCTGCTTGGTGCGCTTGAACCGGTTGAAGTCGGCGATGTAGCGCAGGACGTCCGTCGCGACGTCCGAGGCGTCCACGTCCTGCGGGTTGCGCGGCCAGGCCTTCGGGTCGCTGCGGCCCTTCTCGGTGACCCCGATGATGCCGTTGATCGCCGGTTTGATCCGGTTGATCACGATCGCCGGCTGCCCACGCTCGCGCAGCCTGGCCAGCTCCTCGCGCGTGTACTGATCGGTGTCGTAGTAGTCGATCGCCGTGAGGCTGTTGCGCCTGGCCTCGTAGGTGAGCTGCTCGTGCTCGGTGAAATAGCGCTTGAGGCGCATGAGATCCGGTAGCTCGGTCGCGGCCGACTCCGAGGGCGAGCCCGCCACGCCCCCGGCGGCGTCCGGATCGGCCGCCGCGCCACCGCTGCGGCCGGGCTTCGGCCCCGCCGGCGTCGCCGTCGCCGGCGATGCATCGTCGGGGTCCTGATCGTCACCGGGCGCCGGCCCCGGCTGGCGCTGGCGCTGAGCATAGCTGCGACGGCCGCGGCCGTCGTCGAACGCCGAGCGACCGCCGCGAGCCATAATCAGCGCACCGCCGTCGAGGGGTAGGAGTCGCGGATCCGCGTGGTGAAGTGCCGCCCGATCGACGGCGCCTTCATGAGCTCGTCGTACGCGCGGCGCGTCACGCCGTGATAGGCGCGCACCACACCGCTGTGGAACTCGACCTTGAGCACCCGGGCGCCGTCATGCTCGACGGCCGCCAAGGCGCTCGACCGCACAGGCGTCACTGGTCGCTGTCGCCGCTCGCGATCAGAAGGACCAAGCCCCACAACCCGCCGACGAGCACGGCGACGGCGCCGACTATGCCGGCGATCCAAAGCGCCCAGCTAGGAATGTTCAGGTGGATTTCCATCTCAGGCGGTCTTCCAGTCCGTGGGGAGAGCGGCAGGGCGGCCCCAGCTGTTGAGGTCGCTCGGGTTGCGGGGCTTGACCGCCTGTGCGGCGGCCAGGGGCCGCGAAAGGCAGGCGTAGCGGGTCTCGTCGGCCACGTGGTCCTCGGCAGAGGTGTCCAGGTCCTCAGCGCGCTGCGGGTCGTGCTGGAGGACAGGCACAGTGCGGACGAAGTCGCGGCAGGTGTCGAAGACGTAGAGCATCGGCCCGTCGCCCTGGCCCGCAATCCGCGCGCGCACCTGATCCCAGCCCGAGAGCGCGCCCTGCTTCGCGACCCGAGTGTTATCCGCTGCGCGGAACCACACGCCGGCGGCCCGCAGCCGTTCGCCGATCGACGGCCCACCCTGGGTGGCGAAGATCGCGGGGTCGGCCACGGCGTTCTGAATGGTCTCGCCGCGCTCGAGCTCGAGGATCCGTGCGGCGACCGCATCCGCCTCGAGCCGGATCCCCTCGTTGGGCTTGCCCGTGCAGCCGTACCATTCCCGGTAGCGCACCATGGCCCCGCGCGGGATGATCAAGGGCCCCACATTGCTCTGCGCCGGCGTCGGATCGGTCGCGATCGCCCACCAGCCCACGCTGAACGGCGCCGCGTAACCCCAGTCCAACGAGCGGATCCGCGTCCAGCCCTGAGGGACGGCGAAGGGTCGGATGACGTTCCGCCCCGACCATTTGTCGAAGAAGGCGCCCTCGATCGCGTCCCAGTCGCCCTCGAGCCAGGCTTTCACCAGCGCTTCGCTGCCGGCCTGATAGAGGCGCCCGACATACCCGGGGTCGTTCTTGAGCAACTTCGGGTTGTCCGACAGCCGGGCCGGTATGAACACCCGCGACATCCGCACGACCGAGCCGTCGAACGGGCTCCGGAAGTCCTCCCACACGATCTTCCAGGGGCCCGGATTGATGTATCGGGCCTTCACCCAGTTATGACCGGGGCCGCCGGGATTGCACGTGGCGCGAAAGCCCGACGGGACGCCGGCGCCGCTGCGCAGCGTCGCCTTGAGCTTGTCCACCGGCGCCGGCGATCGGAACTGCGTCAGCTCCTCGACGTAGACTCGGGTGTACGCGTGGCCCTGATAGTTGTCCGCGTCGTCGTCGCGGTCCAGGAACTGGCAGCGCAGGATCGCGCCGCCTCGCATCCGAAATTCCTTGCGCCCCTCTACCCACTCGCCGCCGATCGGCGCGAAGATCTGCTTGGCCCGCTCGATTGTCGGACGCAGAGCCGTGAGCGATCGCCGCACGAGCAGGCCGCTCGCGTCGTCCCCATACTTCCCCGAGTGCAGGGCCCAGTCCCCCAGGACGGCGTCCGTCTTTCCCCCTCCGCGCGCGCCGCCGTAGACAACCTCGTCGATCGGGCAGCGAACGAACGCATGCTGCGGCCCTGCCTGAGGCGACCACGCTACTTCGGGGCGTGCTGCTCCAGCCATTCGTCCTCGCTGAGCGGATCAGGCAGGATCTGCTTCAGGCCCACCTGGCCGCCGAGCTCCAGCTTGTCGCCGTACTTCTTCGGGTTGAGCTTGGCCGCGTACCAACGCCTCGCATCGACCTGGAGTCGGCGGTGGCCGAGCATGTCGCCCACAGTGCTCGCGGTCTCCGTGGTCGTGGTGGACGTGACCGCACCGTCGACCTCGACGGACACGGTGTGGGTCTTGGTGCGCGCCACCTTGCCGGTCTTCGGCGTGTCGGCGATGAAGACCGCCTCGTCGGCCAGGGTGTCGGCCTGCGCCTCGCGCGCGAGCGCGTACTGCGCGCGAAAGTCGTCGTTGGTCGCCAGCCACCTCACGACCGTCGACGCACTCGGCATGCCCACGCGCTTGCCGATTCGCCGCAGCGACTCCCCCTCGATCAGGCGCTCGCAGATCTGGTCGGCGATCGCCTGCGAATAGATCGTCGGCCTGGCCATCGTCAGGCCGTGGCGAGATCGAGGCTCACGTGGCTCCAGCCGGCCAGGTGCGTCACGCGGCGGTGGAAGCGCACGTACTGCTTGGAGCCCGTGACGCGGATGCTGTCGGCGATCGCCTCCATGGCGCGGGCCCAGCGCGGATCGTCGACCTTCATGCGCCGTAGTCCGAGGAGGCGGCCCTTGTTGATCTGGCCCTCCTTATCGACCTGAAACGCGTAGTCGACGACAGCCTGTAGCTGGACGGGACTGCCGGCCACCCACTCATTCAGGCATTCGTCGATCAGCGCCTTTGCAGTCTGCAGTTCCGGTCCGAAGGTGATCAGGTCGGCGACCTGGACCTGCAGGCGCGCGAGGCCGTCGTACGTCGCCAGCGTCTGGTTGCCCTTCGCACCGCGGCCCTTCGCCCCGTACTGGTCGGCGAGCAGAGCGTTGAGGATCACCACCTCCTCGAAGCACCGGGCGCGGAACGCCGACAGTCGCGCCGACAGCTCGAGCGCCTCGGCGATCAGGCCGCGGACGATCTGGTCCTCGAGCACGTGCTGCTCCTTGACGCTCTCCTCGGGCGTCCAGCCGCCGGCGGCGTTGAGCACATAGCGCTTGCCGTCGATCTCCTTGACCGGAATCTGATGGCGGCCCGCGACGGGCTCAGCCCTTTCGGGGCCCTCTCTCGCCCCCTGAGAATCCTGCGCCTCGGCCGACGTCGGCCCGCCAGACGGTGCTGGGCTCGACTCGGGCGTCTCCTCGCATCCGTCCGGCGAGGCGTCGGAGGCCGGTGGCGAGTTCGGATTTTTCGGCATGGAAGGTCTCCGGCTCGATGCGCGAGCGGCCCAGGCTCTCGGCCCGGAGCGCCAGCGCCTCGACGATCTCCACGTGGCTGACCGAGCCGTCGAACAGCTCGGCGAGAGGCCGATGCAGGCGCCCGGGCTTGGGGGCCTGATTGATCGGCTTGCGGGTCACAGGCCCGTCCTGCGGGCCGCGTTCTTGCGGCCGAAACGCTCGGCCGCCTCGATGTAGCCCCGCGTGGTGTCCCAGCGGGCGTGGCGTGCGTGCGCCTGGATGGCCTCATGGTCGCCGCCGGCGGCCGCGGCCTCGGTGATCATGCCCCGGCGCAGGGAGTGGCCCGCGAAGGCGACGGGATCGAGCCCCGCCCGCAGCGCCGTCTCCTTCACGACGCGGGCGACGGTGCGATCGTTGATCGGCCCCTCGCCCAACTTCCCCGAGCGCGACACGCCGCGGAACACGGGCCCTCTCGCGATTCCCGCGGCGGCCAGCCACGACTGCAGCGCGCGGACCGGGCAGGTGTCGCCGTGGCGGCCGAACGGCACCGCGACGATCGCGCCGCGCCCCAGCTGGTCGCCCTTGCCGCGGTCGACCGCAATTTCCAGGCCCTCTGGCACGAACCGCGCGCGGATAACTGCGGTCTCGCCGCCGACGTCGAGCGCCATCGCCGCTAGCTCCGATCGCCGCAGAGCGCTGGCGAAACCCACGAGGACGATCGCCCTGTCGCGTGCGCCGCGCAGTCCCGGCGGGGATTTCTTCAGGGCGCGGCGGAGGTCGGCGCTGCCGATCGCCCGCTTCTTCGCCGGCGGCCGACCGCGCGTGCGGCGGATCCCGGCCCAGACCTTCCGGAGCGCCGCCGAATCGGGCCGCGCCAGGTCCGCATCGCGGTGGGCGGCGTCGATCGCGGCGCGATGGACCATCAGGCTCGACACCGCCAGGCGCTCGGCGCGGTCGACGAGGTAGAGGGCGACGGCGCCGGCGGACGCCGGCAGCGATGATTGCCCGTGCGCCTCGCACCAGGTGCAGAAGACGCGCCACGCCGAAGTGTAGGCTCGCCGCGTCGCCGGAGGCCTGGCGGCCTCGGCATAAGCGAGCGCCGCCGCGGCGAGCCCTTGCACCTCGCCGCCGGCGCTCGCTGGGCGGACGGGCAACCCCGGCCGTGCCTCGATGCACTCGCCGCCGGGAACGGGCGATCCTGGCTGCGGAGACGAGTGCATGGACCCATGTTCCTCACCAGGATCAGTAGCTTAGAGGTCAGCCGAAATGTCCGATAAGACGGACTATCGGACACGACCGGCAGGGTGACTCAGGCGCGCCGGGTCGCCTCGACGGCGGGT